CCGATGTGTTGGATTCCCACATACGACATGACCAGTAGCCAGCCGTTGTCTTATCTTTCTTGGTATCACAGGAATGGCGGGAGCGGAAATTGGCACGAGCTTTAGGATCGTCCCTGCGGATTTCCATGTTGGGATCACCGAAAGCTACCCGTTTGACCTTGCCACCGTCCTGTACGAACACCTCAAACTTCTTGTTGCCACCTTTGATACGACGAGGCTTGTTCAGAGTAACAGTTTCGCCTTGATACTCAGCTTTAGCAAAGTCAGTCTTTAGTATCTCTTGTACGATAGTCCTGAGAGCCTCTAAGCGGTCCACTGAAAACTCTTTAGCTTTATCGCCCTCGTAGTACGCTAGATATGCTTCATGGCTCTCACCGGGCATATACACAGCCTGTCCATCGTAATCAGAAACGTGAGTGACACCATTGAGGCCCATGTCATAACTACGAGAGATAGCTTCAGGTTCAGTAGTAAATATGTCATTAGCGTATTGGGCCATTATGGTTCACCTGTTATTACGTTTTTACATAGGATAGCTTCACCAAAGACACTAACAAACTGTTCGCCAGCACTACCATGAAGCTGAAACTCAATGTCAGTCTTCTCGTTGTACCTGAAAGGAACCTGACGTTGAATGTGCATAATCTCCAAGAAGGAAGTCTCCGCTACCCTCAACTTTACACCGCTGGGTAAGCAAGCGAGGTTCCTGAAGTAGATTTGCCTGTTGTTCTGAGCAGCGGTGGCGCAGAAAGCATCAATCCGAACTAGGTACAAGCTATGTCCAGCGGGTACTGTATAGATACTAGCTTGGTTCTTACCGTCACCACCACGAACCTTGGCGTAGGTTATCCCACCGTTGCTTACCGTTATGTCGTTGGCAGCGTTCCCACTGATCGTAACGACATCATTGATACGGAAGAATTGCTGGGTTGTTGCGACCGATACTGCCAGAGTTACAACCTCAGTGATTACATTGTAGTCACCATCAAGACCTATGATCCGCACTTGTACACCATTGTCTGCTACGTTAGATGTAACTGTCATGGTCAAGGGTTGTGTGGGGTAGGTGTAAGCTGTGTTGTTCTCCCACAGGGGAATATAAGATGTACCTACAGTGGAATTATAGCCGAAGATGTTTCTGGCGGAGTAATCATTAGATTCACCCTTAGCTATGGCTAGGTAGTCATGTTCATAGAGGTTCCTAGTCCATGTAGTCATTAGTTTAACTCTCGAACTACGGACACAACCAAGCTACCAGTGTTAGGGAAGGTTTCGATAGAGGCATCAGCGTAGGTCACTTCAAACTCTACATAGTAAGTGCCAACAGTGTCAGTATCACCAGTTTGCCAGTCGTATTGAACGACACCACCGTCAGCATCTGTGATAGTCATTGTCTCGTCTACTTTAACGACACCATCTAATGACTTCATGTGGAACTTGACTGTAGCACCAGTAATGTTTACAGGAACAAGAAGCGCATCTTTGAGGGTAGCTTGTAGAGAAGGGGATGTGTCGTTTTGCTTAATGTTAAAAGCCATTCTAAGCTACCTTATTCTGGTTGCCACTCGTAGTAGCTGAGTTGTAAGTCTCAGCCAGAGTAACATTGTTAATCGAACTACTTGTGATAGAGACAACCCTACGACCACTTGCGTTGATAGCCAGCGAACCAACAACAGGCTGGCCTGTCGTAATGTCGTTACCCGCAAGAATGAACGTGACGACCATCGTACTGGTTTCGACGACAGGCTGTCCTGTAGTAAGACCGTCAGCCGTTAGTCCTTGTACCTGACCTATTGTAGCCTCAGAGACGACAGGCTGCCCTGTGGTGATGCTATCGCCGTTTAGGACACTATTTACCGTCATCTCTGCGGATGCAACTGTGGGAGGCGCTGTGGTAATGTTAGCTGCTGTGAGTATTTGAACCTCAGCCACGCTAGGAGAACCAACAGCAGGCTGTCCTGTAGTGATAGCACCGAGAATTAGGGACTGATCCTGCGTGATATTCGGAGAGCCAACAACAGGCGCATCAGACACAATAGGATCAGCGTTGAGCGTCTCTTCCTCAGACATCGTAGTGCTGGGGATTATCGGCTGACCTGTAGTAATACCGACAAGTGATAGGTCGTGGTCTTGGGCAACACTGGAGGAACCAACCGTAGGCTGTCCTGTAGTGATGTCATTTGCATCTATCGGAGTGATGATAATTAGCGTTGATGACTGAACAACAGGTGATCCTGTCGTCAAACCATCAGCAGCTAAGTCGTGGTCTTGGGCAACACTGGAGGAACCAACCGTAGGCTGTCCTGTTGTGATGTCGTCGCCATTCAGAAGGTAGACAACTTCGGCTATCGCCCCATCATCAGCAAGGGGAGCAGCAGCTAATGGGGAAAAGCCAAGCATGTGTTACTCCTACGGCTTAGTGGGCCAGTTTATATCATTTGGGAACCCAGTCTGTGCTGGTACATCCCTCAGTGCTTGCCGGTACACAATCCAAGCGTCTGTAATCCTGTCAGATAGTGCATAAGCGTCTGACTCGCTTAACAAAGTATTACGCTGGTTGCGAACTACATCATATTTAAGGGCTTCTTCATCAGCTCTAATAGATGCAATTTCATCTTCATCAAGAGCAACTTCAACACCGTTTACAATTTTTAGCATAAAACTCTCCTAAGAAGCTTTAATTCCGTATAATGAAAATGTTGCTCCAACAGGTAGGTTTTCAAAAAATCCTACCATGGCAATACCATTCCAAGTACCACTTTGCGCTTGCCCATAACCAACATGTAACCCAAACGAAGTATAAGGGGCTTGACTGTTTTGGTGCAAACCGTTGGAGTGCGCCATAATACGTGAACTGCTTTTTCCTATTCCATAAAAAGTAACTTCTCCAGCGACTTCCTTCTCCCCCAAAACTTGCTGCAATAAACAGCCTGTGTACGCATTTCCATAATCCGAATCTGAATCTGCGTTTATTATGTTATGGTAAGAATATATGCTACTTACTTGAGACCCACTAATCATGCCTCTCCACATTAAATACTGTGTAGATGTACTGGTTGGCTGCTTGTACCTGTAAAACAATTTATAATACTCATAAGTAGTACCTAGCCCTGAAAACTCTACGTTTGCCGCCGCACTGCTTAAGGTTGTAGTGCTTATATGCACCATGGGGCCGCCACCAGCAGAGGCTCCATCAATCGTGACGGAACCACTGGTTGCTGAGATGTCATTCGTCTGATGATTGATGGTTAATGCCATATTATACCGCCGTGCTTCCCGCCATGTCATCCTGAGCCATTACCCAAGAATAGCACTTGTCCATGAATGCGTCACCCGATGCAGCCTGAACGTCATCTAGGTTTGCGTTGTAACGCTTAAAGTCCACCTCACGAGTGTCGTCACCGGGAGTTGCTGTCGCATATGCTGACAGGTCAATCATCACGCTGAACTTTGGATCAGTTCCACGTTGACGGCTGATTGCCGCTGTCACGATGCGGTAGTATGCGTTGTTAAAAGCGATGCCATATTGGGAGGCACCTTCTGCGATGTTATTTTGAATAGCCATTTGGTATCTCCTTTAGGCGTAAGTTACTTCAGATGTGTGGATCGTAGCGACCCATCGAATGTTAGTTGCTGCTGCACCTGTGGCCTCTACTTTAAGACCACCGTTTGTTGTGTCGGCGGATAGTGCCAAGCCCCAAGACGGTGTGTTGTCTAGGACAGTTGTTGCGCTGTTGACTAGCACTGTCGTACCAGCAGAACCTTCCCTGCGGATCAATCCCTCGATCTTCCATGCTGCACTTGCTGTACCGCCTGATGCTTGCTGACGTGCTACGATAGTGCCGTGGAAAGCAAAGGCAGAGTTGTTGGGGAGGATGACTTGGTCATCATTTCCAGCAGCACTGCCATCTGTCGTTAAGGCCGTAGGTGTTGCATCAGATGTCGTTTGGTGCATGGGGAAGTAACCCCCAAATGCAATACCCCCGTTTGAGTATGCAAACTTACCAACAATCGAAGAACTTGCACCCACTCCAATCGACACACCACGGTCTCCACCAGCAGTAGAATAACCACCGACAGAAATGGAGCCGTTACCAGATGCAGTCGCAGAAGTGCTTATTGCGACGCTGTTGCTTGTGGATGCTGCGCTAGAAGTCCCAATAGATACGCTAGAGTTGCCTGTTGCGGACGACTGCCTCCCGATAGCGCTTGATGCGGTAGCGTTTGAATTGGCCCTATCACCTAGAGCCAAAGCGTCGGAATTAGTCGCCTTTGCTAAACTACCCATAGCCACACTATTAGCCCCAGTAGCACCATAGCTTGAGGTGTTGTTGGCTATGGCTGCTGCGAAGGAGTCTGCTCCGGAGGCGTAGGAACCACCGAGGGCCATTGCGCCTAAGCCCGTTACAGCTTGGGAGCCTGAGCTTGCTGAGTTTTGACCTAATGCGGTTGAATATGAACTTGTTGCATCCGTATTGGTTCCTATAGCGGTGGCATACACAGCCGTGGCAGTTGCATTTCTGCCGAAAGACTGTGCGTAAAGTCCGCTAGAAACCGAACCAAAACCAAGGGCTATCGCACCCGTAGAACTAGCATTGGACCCACTCCCAACAGCAACAGCATTCGTACCAGTAGCACTAGGAGCCGTAGGGCTAGACGGGTTCTCAGCATAAAGCTCTAAAACA